TTAGATGATGGGGACAGGCTCGCGGAACTTCACCTTGAACTTGCCGGCGTTCACGCCCTCCTTCCACAGGTAGGTGAGCGGTGTGAACTTGGGGCTCTCGCTGTATTTCACATGCAGGGTAAGGTCAAGCTGCGTGAATACGATGTCCAGCCAGCCGTTCCTGCCCTGTTTCAGGAAATTGATGAACGAGAAGTATTTCCGCAGCCAACCCGCCTGTGTCTTGTCATACAGGGCGAAGTTGAGCGTAATGTCCCTCGGCTCGTTTCTCGGTGTAAGCGTGGCGGAGTATTTCTCGCCCTGCTCCTCGCGTATGTTCACGGCGGTGTCCTGCTTCGTCTTGCTCGGTGTGAGTATGGCGGTGAGGTTATCCATGCCGCCACGTTTGTCCTCGACGAGGAACACGCCGTATTCTTTCCAGATGTCGGTGCCGTTCACCAGCACCAGCCCTCCAAGTATCTTGTCCATGTCATTTTACTTTTAGTCCGTCCCTTACTATTTTTCTGATGTCCTCCTTTATCTCGCCAAGATGCCCCGCGCTCGTGCCGGTGTTCTCGGCAATCCGGGCAAGGTGGCTCTCGGCAAGGTTCATGCGGTCGGCCACGGTCTCCAGACGCTCGTCCATGCTTGACCAGTGCTGCATTCCGCTGGTGAACATGCCCTCCAGTTTCGTGCCCTGGTCCTGCGTCATGGCGGTAAAGCCTCCGGACTTCGCGCTCTGGCTGGTACCGCCCGTGTCCTCGTAGCCGGTGACCTTCGCCCACTCGTCCCTGCGTTTCAGCCCTTCCGCCACTATCTCGTCATAGCGGCGGTTGAAGTCCTCGATGTCCTTTTCCGTCAGCTCGCCGTTCTTGTCGGAGATAAGCTGTGCCCAGTCATCGTACAACTGCTTCAGCTCACCGTTGATGAGGTCTTCCATGGAATAGCTCAGCAGGGCTTTCTGCATGTCCGTGGCGAAGTCCTCGGCAAAGTCCTTGGAGGTTTTCTTCATGTCCATCAGGTTGGAGATGAAGCTGTCCTTCATGCTGTCGAAACTTATCTGGGTGATGGTCTCGCGCCAGCTGTCGGTCAGTTCCTCTATCTTTCCTGCCTGGTCTGCGTAGTCCTGCAGCTTGTCCAGCACACGATTTCCATAACCGCCCTTGCCGGTGTTCTTGATGTACTCGGCTATATCCACATTGGAGAGGAGTTTCTTCATCTCCTCCGGTGTAAGGCTCCAGATGCTGCCGTCGAAGTTCTCCTTCACGTTCTGCCTTATCCATGCCGTCTGGTCATCTGAAAAGCCGTTCCAGTAGTAGTTCCAGCTGTGGTGGTGCTTCCAGTAGCCTGCCTGTGCCTGCGCGATGCCCAGGTAGTTGGCGTTGGTCTCCTCCTGGTTGCGCTTGGCCTGCTCGTAGGCATCGGTGGCTTTCTGACCGTAGCTTTTCTCCATCACATCGGTCAGGTCCTCAATGGCGTTCTGCAGGAGTTCCGTGCGCTCGGTCAGATTCTCTATGGTCTTCTTCACCTCTTTCTCGTTGCCGTTCAGACCGAAGAGGTCGTCTATGCCGAACCACCCGGCAATGCCGCTGAGCAGCCCCTGCACGATGTTGCCCACGTCCTTGATGACATCGATGATGATTTCGGGAAGTTCCTCCACCACCTTGTTTATCGTGTCGGCCACCTTGTCAAGCAGGTCGTTGATAAAGCCTTTCGGGTCATCGCCCAACGCGTCGAGTATCTGGAGTATGGCACCGACGATGCCGCCCACCTTTCCGCCCAGCTCGCCCAACGACTTGCCGATGCCGTCAGAGCCTTTGGAAAGCGAGGTGATAAGTTTGGTGATGCCGTTGGCAAAGCCGTACAGTGAGCCGTCCGACATCTCGTTCAGGTAGCCGGTGAAGTTCTTGATGCCCTGCGCCGCCGCGTTGGTGTTGTCGGTGAGGGTTTTCCGTGCCTTGTCGCTGGCCTCCTGCGCCTCGTTCTGTGATGCTGCCGTCGCATCGACCTTGCCCTGCGCTATGTCCACCGCTTTCTGTGCGATTTCCTTTGAGGCATCGTCGGTGGCATCGGCAAGGTCTTGCTGCGCCTGTTCCAAATCGGTCACGGCCTGCGTGTGGGCGTCGGTTTTCTCGCGGAGCGTGCGCACGCTGTCCTGATAGGCTTTCACGTTCTTGGCAATCGTGTCCCATATCTTGAAGTTAAAGGCGCTGGTGCTGTTGCCACCGGTCTCGTCCTTCAGTTTCGCCTGCAGGTCGGTATATACCTTCTTGTTTTCCGCCGAGAGTTTCTTGAACTCGGAGGTCTGCATGTACTCCTCTATCTTGGCGAGTGTCTCTTTCGCAACGTCTTTGAGCACGTTGCCGACACCCTCGAAAGTGGTGCTCCAGTCTATGTTCAAGGCGAGGTTCTGGGCATTGGTCTGACTGACGGCAGCATCACGCTCCTTTTCGAGCTTGCGGACTTGCCACCGCTTTTCCTCCGCCGTGCCGTCGCCCTCGTTCACCTCGCGTATCTTCTCGGCGTATTCCTTGGAGATGGCGTATTTCTGCTCCTGGAGCGTACCATACTCGCGCAGGTAGTCCACCATGGCCTGGAGCTCGTTCTTCAGGGATTCCTTGTCGATTTCCTCCAGACCCTTGCGCTGTTCCTCCTGTGCCAGACGAAGCCGTTCCGCAAGGGCTTCACCCTGCTCCTCCGTGAGATTTCCACCCTGCGCATCGCGCCACTTGGTCTCCTGCGCCTTTATCTCGGATTCCTCTTTCTGGTAGTTGAACTTTATCTGCCGGATTCGCTTGGCACTGCCCTCAGCCATCTGGTCGATGCTTTCCTGCTCGTTCTCCTGACGGAGCCGCGCAAGTTCCTCGGCCCGCTTTTGCTCGGCCGCCTTCTCGCGCTCCAGTTCTTTCTGCCGGTCCTTGTCTCCGTTGCCACCAGTCGGCTTGTGTTCGGGCTTGGAATGGCCGCCGATATTGCTGTTCTTGCCTATCTCGCCCATTTCCTTTGTCAGGTCCTCCGCCTGTTTGAGCAGGTCGTCACGGAGTTTCTCGGCATCGGCGATGGCCTGCTCCTTGTTCTTCTCATTCTCTTCCTTGATGATGGCCGACGCGTCTATCTGGCCGTTGGTCTCTCCTTGCGCAAAATAGAGGAGAGACTTCTTGAACCACCCCATGGAGCCATCGACATCATCTGCATCGGTCGCCTTCAGCTTGTTCACCTTGTCGTCGGCTTCCACGGCCTTGTTGACCAGTGCCTGTGCCTTGGCCTGCAGGAAGAGCATCTGGATATAGTCGGCCGCTTTCTGCGTGAGGACATCGTACCACTCGGCAACGGTGTCATAGTAGCCGAAAGCCTCGCCGTACTTGCGGTTCAGTTCCTCGGTCTTCTTCTTTTCCTCCTCCTTGCTGCCAGTGAACTCCTTCAGCTCGCGAATGGTGTTGTCTATCTCGAAACGGGTCTTTATCATCTGCGCCCTGCCCTCGCTCTCCACCTCGATGAGCTCCTGCGCCTTCTGCCGTGCCTCCTCCTGCGCATCGCTGTATTTGTTGAACAGGACTATCAGGCCGGTGATGACGGCGGACAGACCCAACGTGAGGGTCGCCATGAGCGCAGACGCCGCTGCGGTGGAGATGCCGAGGGCTGCCGCCAGCCTTGTGTTGGCCGCCGTCAGCAGGTTCTTCATCTTCACCACCGTCACCAGTCGGAATGCGGAGTCTTTGTTCAAGGTGTTGAACACCTGCTGCAGACCCATCGTGACGGCCATGACGGACTGCACCCTCGCCTGTATCTTGGCAAGGTTCTCGTTTTCGGAGGCGAACAGGGACACGGCACCGGTGGCGGCGGTGAACATGCCGGACAGACCGCTGATGCCGGACATGAAGCCCTGCAGGTTGGCATCATCGTTGGAGAGTATCTTGGTCTGGGTATGGAGGTCGGCGATGGTATCGGACAGCAGGGCTGCCTTCTCCGCCATCTCGCGGTACTCTTCCGTGTCCTGCTTCCCTTCCAGACGCATCTTGGCCATCGCGTTCTGCAACTCGCGCAACTGCATGGCCAGACGCTTGTTGCTCTCCCGGTTTTCCTCCTGCTCGCGTGTGAGGCTGGCGAGTATCAGCTTCTCTTCCTCCAACGCTTTCTTGGCGGCGTTGAGTTCGGCAAGGGCTGCGGACTGGGCGTTACCGGGGGCTGCGTTCTTGTAGGCTTTCTCCAGCTCCTTGATACAGGACGTGGTGTACTTCACCAAGTCCTTGCTCTCGGCGATACGCTCGGCAAGGGTCTTCTGCGCCACAGCCGCCGTGGTGCTGGACTCGGAGAGCTTGCCATGCTCCTTCTCTAAGTCGGACACAGCCTTTTCCGCCTGGCGGTGTTGTTTCTCCAGATAGACGAGGGTGTTCCGCTCCTCGTCCAGCACCTTACGGCAAGCCATGACATCGGCGGCGAGTTCCTTCTGGGCGGTACCTGGTTTCATGCCTGCAAGCTGCCTCTCCATACGGCTGAGGTCTGCGGCCACGCCGTCAATGACCTTGTGCTGCTCGGCTATCTTGGCGTTCACCAGCTCGGCCGCTTTCTTGGCATTATAGATGAGGGTGTCGATATGCGCGTTGGCATTGTCGATACCGTCACTCAGTTTGTCCTTCATCAGGAACTCTATCTCTACGGGCTTGCTCATGCTTTCAATTCAGTTTACTTTGGAAAAATCCTGCTATGTCTTCGGCTTCCTCCTCGGCGGTCTTGCCGCTGTCGGGTCTGCCTGCTTTTTTCTTGATATAACGTGGGGCATCGCACAGCATCATGATGAGGGTCTGGTAGTTCACGCCGTGGAGTATGTAGTCCACGCTCCAGCCTGTGGCGCTGGCTATCTGCCACACGAATCCGAAAGGGCTATGGGAACCTTCATACTCGGTCCTTAACTCCCCTTCTTTCCTTGGCTCAGTCTCAGCTTCATCGGGTTCGTCCGTTCCGCGGATCTGATAATACTCATAAAAGGGTCTGTGCCCATCAGCCGCTCGAACTGCTCGGTGGCGGCCACCTGGTACCGGTACGCCACAAAGTTGCGCACGAGCCATGCGGTCAGCCCCACAAGCAGATGGCGGGATATATATCCCCTGCACACGGTGTAGGCGATAATGCGCGACAGGCATTTGCCGTGTTTGGCAATGAAACGCATCTGCCCCAGCTTAGGCATAGTCCGCACCTCTTCTGCCGTTATGTCCATCTCCAGGTACTGCCGGCCGATTTCTATCTGCCCTGCCAACGTGGGGCGTTTCATGGTGACGCGCACCTTCAGCGGTTTCTTGCGGAACGGCAGTCGTATGTCCTTAAACGGCACGGAGACACCCCTGTCAAGGAGTGCCTCCGCCGCTTCTTTTTCGAGTGCTCGGTTCATACGCTACTCCCCTGGTTTAGTGTCGGCCACATCATAGGGAGCACTGCCGTCGTCTGGCGCGTTCACCGTCAACTGACACTCTATCTTGGAGACTTCGGTCAGGGTGAGCTTGCCACCAAGGTTGGCCATAAGGGTGGCACTCGGTATCGTCACGGTCTGACCGCTCTTCAGCTGAATCTCACACTTGTCACGGAGTTCCACAAGGTCGGTCGGGGCTTTCCAACCGGTATAGGCTCCTTGCGTGCCGACAAGCGTTCCACCAAGGGCGAGTTGGAGGTTCTCGTAGTCCAGCTGTATGAGGTTGAACGTGGGGGCTATCGTGCCGTTCTTCGTGACAAGAGTCAGCACGGGGGCACCGGGCACCTGCTCGGCTTCCACATCCACTTTCTCGGGCTTGGCTCCACCCCAGTCCCAGCTGCCCTTCTCTATATAGCCGACTGTCTTGTCACCAAACTTTACGACACCGATGCCGTACATGAATTTCTTACTTTCTGCCATATTTTTCTTGTTATGATTGTTAATACTGTGCCGGTCGCCACTCCGACAATAAAGGCAATGAGAAGCATCTTCCACGGATTTGAACTGCGTTCTTTTTCCGTTCTGGCTTCATTCTTCTGCTGATCCAATGCTTTCTTGTAGCTCGCCATCTGGCGCTCGTAGTATTCGCACTGGCGTTGCAGACTGTCGCAGGTGGCATACACCACAATGGTGCCGCCTTTGTTCTGCACGGTCGCGCTGGCTCTGCCGTTCTTGGCGCGGTACTCTGCCTTTTCGGGCAGGTTAGTCAGTTCCGCCAGGGGTATCTCCAGTTTGGCCTCCTCCTGCGGTACTGTCTCCGTCCACGTCTGACGCACCTCGCTCCGGAGGGTGTCCGCGGATACTTGTCTCACGCTTTCCTCCATGGCCACGCTCGCCTTTCGGCTTGTCGCGCAGCCCGACAAGAACAGGGCAGTCATCATGATGCTTGCAACTGTTAGCTGTGTCGATAGCCTTGCGCAGACGCGCCATCTCGCGCTTTGACGCTTCGAGGTATCTTCTTGTTTCATTGAGCTCTTCCTTCAATGGTTTCACTATGTTCTCTACCAAGATACGGGTGGCATGCTCGGCGTTGTCCATACGCACCGTCTCGGCATCGGCTTCCGCCTTCATCGATTCCGCTTTCGCTTTCCTTATGGTAGCCCGCAGCGTGCATATCGCTACGATGGTGGCCACCAGACCTCCGCCGAGGAGGACGTTCAGGACTTCGCTGATATTCATGCCATCCATATTTTTGTTATTGATAAATGCCTATTGACTTGAGCCACTTGGCGACATCAAAACTCGGACAGGCTTTGTTCACGCCCGGAAGGTCGCGGTGTCCCACGATTTTGATTTGCGGAAAACGCTCGTGGAAGTTCTGCACATAGTCGGTCATTGCCTTCAGCTGCGCTGCCGTGCGCGTGTCCTTGGCGGTCTTGCCGTCCTTGGCCAAGCCCCCGGCATACACGATGTGTCGGCTCACGCTGTTGTAGCCTTTCGCACCATTGGTCACTTCCCACGGATCGACCTCCGCATCTTCGTTGTTATCGACAAGGCGTTCCACCTTGCCGTCCAAGTGTATCAGGTCGGTATAGCCTACCTGCTTCCAGCCACGCCCACCCTTGCTTACTGGGTCAGTGTGCCAGTGGCGTATCTCCTTAGAGGTTACCTCACGGCCTTCAGGGGTAGCTGTGCAGTGTAGGACTAAATACTCCATTCTCGCCATTACGCTTCAGCTTTATATCCGCTGGTCATTACAACACCTGCGTCTGCCTTCTTGAACATGCAGATGAAGTAGTGGCGGAAGTTCACCTTGTTGCGCTGGTACTCAGGGTCGTTCTCGGCAGCGCTCCAGTACATCTTGGTGGAACCGGTGGCCTTGAACACACGCTGTGTATAGAACGCGAATGAGCAGTGGAAATCACCTGCGGTCTCTCCCTTGTCGCCGACTGCCTTCTTCTCTCCCTTTGATGTATAATAAGGAGTATTGGCAAAATCATAAATGTCAAAGCCGTAGAGCTTGCCCACCTTGCCGGTGTTGCGGTCGATGTTGTACTGCTCTTTAAAACGCTGATCGGTCTCCAAGAGGTCGTTCACATGGTCGGTACACAATACGAGGCGACGGTTGGTGGTCGGAACGCCCAACTTGTCGAGGGCTGCCTTCATCGCAAGCAGGTCCTTGACGGTCATTTTGAGACGACCAGTAGCAGCATCACGTTCGCCGGTAGTGGTCAGCACTGGGGTCTTGGCTGTATTCTTCTGAGCGCAGAGCGCATGTGCTGCCTTGGCGAACTTTGCATCGTTGATGGCGTTTGAATGACTCTCCTTCACTCGGGCAATCTTGTCGTAGCTGATGGCGTACAACTCATCATCGGTGATTGGGGTCACCTTGGTCTGGAACTTGTCAAGCTGAATGGCGATGTCCTTGTCGTCAAGTGCCTGCAAGGGGATTGGGTAGGTGGTGTTGTTGACAAGCACGTCAGGGTCAACGCCAACCTCCACCAAGTGAATCACATCATTGTCAACGATGCTTGAACTGTCTGGGATTCCATCAAGCCAAGTCCCTGCGAGAAACTCACGCAAGGACTTAACCAACTCTCCAGTCCAAATTTCCTTCAGCACGCCCTCGCGTGCCACGCCCACTGGCATTGCACCGCTCACGGCTAATGCGATGGCATTGGCACCTACTGCACCTGCCACGGGCGACACGCCCAAAGTCATACCGAACACGGCTCCTGTAAACGCATTGAACAGCAAAGCCGTAATCATGGTCAAAATTGTTTTCATTCTTTTTGTATTATTGGTTTGTACTAAAGTTCACACTCCATGCCGTACTCCTCCTTGTAGAGTCGCTTATACTCCTCGGGCTGCTCTTTGCGGAGTGTAAGGAGTTCTGCAGACGGCACATCGCTCAGTTTCTTGTATGTGGCAGGCTGCTGGGTTGAAGCTCCACCATGGTGGCCGATAACGGCACTGAGCTTCATCTGTGGCGACATGGCAGAGATGATGCGCTCCAACTTCTCCTGACCAATTTCCTTGCCGAGGTTGATGAACTCGTCCTTCTTGTCTGTGGCGATACGCTTCTCGCCGACTGCTTTCTCCACGACGGCAGTGATACTGGCAAGCGTAAGGGTCTCCTTCTCCTTCTGGAGTCTCTCGTTCTCTTGCTTAGCGGCATTCAGCTCGTTGAGCTTGGCGGTGATCTCCGCATCAGTCGCCGTTTCCGGCAAGCCCAACTGCAGGGCATACTGTTTCTGTTCCATTTGTTTTTGATTATTATTGTTCAACATTGGCAAGGGACACTCGCTGTCCTTGCCGAGAGTAATCTTCTTGCCGTCCTTCTGCAGCACGATGGCATCATCATTGGCTCCAATGTCCACCAAGCTAACCTCAAACAGTTTGCTCTTGGTGACGGTAGGACTGGTCTGCCCCTGCACAAGCAGTTCGGGGTCCTCACTTGTCTCCAGAATGTCAAGCCCTGCGCTCACCATCTTCAGACTGCCGAACTCATACTGCTTCTTACAGCGTGTGGATAGTTCGGATGCTTCGTCAAACATCAATTCGCCGGTCACTTCACCATCCTCCACCTTCAGGTCTTTCACATAGCCTATCACATTACCACGCTCGTGCATATACAGCAGGACGGGGTTGCGCTGATACTGCTCCACGTTCATGCCAGCTGTCAGCACTCTTGTGCCGTAGCTGTTCAGGCTATCGTTGGTTATTCTTACGCGTTTTCCTTTACTCATATCATTGTCGTTTTCTGGGCTGCATTGCCCGATTCGCAGTGCAATATTACGAGGTAATTGTCTGTCCGCCAAAAAAGTGTGCAATGGTTGCACACTTCTATGAAACCATTGCACACTTTTTTGGAGAGCCACCGAAATCGTGGCACTTTTGCAGAAGGAATCGGGGCGTGGTATGCCCTGATGTGAACAAAAACCTTATCAACATGACAAAGGCAGATATTGAAAAAAAGAAATCGCTGGCACGCACGCTCTATCTTTCGGGCATGGAGCAGCAGGAGATTGCGGAGAAGGTGGACGTGTCGCGCGTCACCATATCCAAATGGTGCTCAGCCGAGGGGTGGAAAGAGGCTCGTGCCGCCAAGAACATCACACGCCCTGAACTGGTGAACAAACTGTTGCTCACCATCGACACACTCATTACACAAGTGAATGGTTCTGACGACCCTGCACTCATTGCAGGACTTGGCGACAAGCTGGCTAAACTCTCGTCGGTCATTGAGAAGCTCGACAAGAAGGCTAATGTGGTGGATGCCATCGAGGTGTTCATGGCGTTCTCCAAGTGGCTGGAGTACCGCTCGCAGACAGACCCGGAGGTGACTCCCGAACTGATGCGTGTAATCAACAAGTACCAGGACATGTACATCACAGAACAGATGGGCATAAAATAGTGGAGGCAGCCTATGGCAACAGCAGCGGAAAAGAAAAAGGCATACGAGGAGTGGAAAGAGCGATGCCGGCAAGTGCAAGCCATTACGGACACGTCACTCCTGAAAAGCGAAACGCCAGTAGAAAGGGACATGCGTATCAAACGCTTGCTCAACAACTACGCAGCGTTCTGCGAGTATTACTTTCCACACTTCCTGCAATTGCGTGACAAGACGACCGGTGAGGTCATACGCACCATTCACAACGCTCCGTTCCACAACGAAGCTGCACGCAAGGTCCGAAACACGCCCGACTTGAAGGCTGTATTCATGTGGCCACGCGGTCACGCCAAATCGACCCACCTTGATGTATTCACGCCGCTCTGGTTGATGTTCCAACCGAAGCGGCTTATCAACTTTATGGTGGTTGTCGGGAAGTCGGAGGACAATGCCGACCGATTGCTTGGAGATATTCAAGCGGAACTGGAATACAACCAGCGTCTCATCGCTGACTTCGGACAACAGAAGAACGATGGCGGATGGCAGGAGGGCGAGTTCAAGACAAAGAGCGGTGTGAAGTTCCTTGCCTGCGGTCGTGGGCAGTCGCCTCGTGGTCTGCGTGACCGTGAATCTCGTCCTGACTACATCGTCATCGATGACCTTGACGACGATCAGCTTTGCAAGAACGACAAACTCGTACACGACCTCACCGACTGGGTGAAGGAAGCTCTCTTTGGTGCGCTTGATGTGGGCCGTGGACGCTTCATTATGGTGGGCAACCTCATCAGCAAGAACTCTGTGCTCTACAATCTCTCACGTACAAAGGGAGTGTTCCTTTCTAAAATCGTAGCGGTCGATCGTAACGGAGAACCGGTATGGAAGGAGAAATGGACCAAAGAGGAGGCGCAGGCTTACCGCGACTTCGTGGGCTATCGTGCCTGGGAGAAGGAGATGATGCACAACCCTATCGTGGATGGTACGATCTTCCGTGCGGATTGGATTCGATACAAGCGTTTGCCAAAGCTCGAAAAGTACGACATGATTGTGTGCTATACCGACCCGTCGTTCAAATCGACAACCTCGAACGACTACAAGGCGAGCCGCGTTTGGGGAAAGATTGGCTCGGAACTGCATCTCATAGACAGTTTCGTGCGCCAGGCGACAGTCAGCGAGATGGTTCGATGGCTATATGACCTCTACGAGCGTACACGCGACACGGTGGCTATTCAGTTCTTCATGGAAGCGAACTTCATGCAGGATGTGATTTTGGACGAGTTTGCCGTGGAAGGTGAGCTGCGTGGCTACCAGCTGCCCATCATGCCCGACAAGCGAAAGAAGCCAGACAAAATCCAGCGTATCGAGGCGGTCAGCCCTCTTTGGGAACGTGGCTTTGTCTGGTACAACGAGCGCAAGAAGGAAGACCCCGACATGCAGGTGGGCATAGAACAGACGTTGGCGTTGGAGCGTGGCAGCCGTGTGCATGACGATGCGCCTGACGCTGATGAAGGCGCAATATGGATACTCCAGCGCAATACAAGACAGGAAAGTTTCAAACCGGTGTTCGGCAAAAGACCGACCGCCAAAAACATTTGGTAACAATTGGTGTGCAAACGAGAGCAGAGACAAAATTCATTTTGACTCTGCCGAGTGCAGCCAGCAATCTACAAAGTGAATGATACAAGTAATAAAGGACATTATCTGGGGATGGCAGTGCAAGCGTGCCATCAAGAAAGCCAACAAGCTCTCAAAGCTGCTTGGCATGAAGTATTATGTGATTTACATGAACGGCTCGCTGAAGGTCGTACCGAAACGCACCATCCGCGAACTGGTTGCCAAGCACCGCTTCCGTAAAGGTGTAAAGGTTGCCGACATCGAGCGTCGTGCCATTTATGTGACGCATTAGGAAGGAGGCTTACTATGTTTATCACGGAAGAGGACTACAGAGTGGTCATAGGCGAAAATGCGCTGAAGGTCGTGTCGCAGGCATCGCAGGAGATACGCGACAATGCGGAACTGGAGGCTTGCGAGGAGATTGCCGGCTACCTCAGACCAAAATACGACACGGAAGCGGTGTTCTCGGCTGAAGGCGAAAACCGCAACCGTTTGGTGGTAATGTATGCCGCCGACATTGCGCTCTATCACATGATTGCCGCTATGCCCCAAAAGATGGGCAGCGAAATACGCAAGGAGCGCTACGAGCGTGCCATAAAGTGGCTGGAAGGCGTGCAAGCCGGAAAAATCATCCCCGACCTGCCGCTCAACACCGACGAAGACGGCACACCGACTGGCGACTTGCTCATATTCGGTTCACAGAAACAATTACGACACAACTGGTAACGCTATGGATATAAAGAATTTTTTCAGCGGTATGTTCGGTGGCGGTCAGAACGTGCTGCACACACCATACGGCGACCTGCATCTTGCCAAGTCGTCTGACCGCAAGCGCATGAAGAAGATGGTCATCGAACTGCAACGCACCACCGATGCGCTTACACGGAGGGACATTGCCGACTGGCGCAACGCCTGGCAGATGGCTATAAATGTGGACAGCCCGAACCGCCAACGTCTCTACGACATATACCGCGATGTGGATATTGACCTTCACCTATCGGGCTGTGTTCGCCAGCGTGTAGGATTCGTCATGGCGAAGTCCTTCAAACTGGTCGATGCAAAGGGTAATGAGAACGAGGAGGCACACCACTATTTCGACCAGGCTTGGTTCAAGCAAATGCTCGAATATGCGCTTGCCGCCAACCTCTGGGGACACTCGCTCATCGAACTTGGCGACCTCACCACCGATGGCGATGGATGTCCTTGCTATACGGATGTGAAGCTCATTCCACGGAAGCATGTCATTCCTGAATACGGCCGTGTGATTCAACAGCTCGGGCAGGACTGGACTACGGGCATAGACTACCACTCAGCCCCATTCTCCGACTGGCTCATAGAAGCCGGACGACCTGACGACCTCGGACTTTATCTGAAGGCTGCCACGCAGACCATTCCTAAGAAAAACATGTTGGCATTTTGGGATTCCTTCGGCGAGATTTTCGGTATGCCGATGCGTATTGCACGCACCACCTCACGCGACCCCAAGGAGATGGGACGACTTGAACAGATGCTCAAGGGTGCCGGAGCAAGCCAGTACATGGTGGCAGGGCAGGACACGGAGATTGAATTTGTAGAGAGTGGCAAGGGCGATGCCTTCAATGTCTATGACAAGCGCATTGATCGCGCCAACTCGGAACTGTCAAAGCTCATCATCGGGCAGACTATGACCATCGAGGACGGCAGCAGCCTCTCGCAGTCGGAAACACATTTGGAGGTATTCGAGAACCTGGTGGAGAGCGACTGCACCATGCTGCGCGACATCGTCAACAACCAGCTTATCCCTCGCATGGTGAAGCACGGTTTCCCTGTCAAGGGGCTGCGCTTCGAGTGGGACGATGCTGTCGATTACACGCCGGAGCAGCAGGTGGCATACGAGACGATGATCGCTGACCGCTACGAGGTGGACCCGATGTACTTTGCGGAAAAGTACAGCATGCCTGTGGGTGAACGGCGCAACGCCACACCCATGCTCCAGGCTGGCGGTGACGATGATGACGACGAGGGCAACAAAGAGCCGGACGACAAGAACAAGAAGAAACGGCAGCAGAACATTCACGGCGGTTTTTTCGACTGAGCCCCAGTGATTACCTGGGGCTGCACCGACGCTACGCCCAGCTGTTAGGCGATGGGCCGCAGACTTTGTCGCTGTCAAAGGAGCGTGAGGAGGAGATACGCAAGCAGCTCTCCGAACTGTTCGACGGCATGATGCGCACGCTCTACTCGTTGGAGGGATCGCAGTTCCGCATTGAGGTGCTGGCCGAGCCGAAAATCCAGAAGTTCATCGATGCCCATGCCGGTGTGCTGGACTCCACTTTCAAAAAGGTGGAGATGTCCGATGCCATGCGCAAGCGGCTCCAGCGGTCTGACTACATCTTCTCCGGCATGAAAACATTCCACGAGTTGAACGAGGCGTTCCCGTCCTTGCTGGATTCTAACGGCAATAGAAAGACATTCGAAGCCTTTTTGAATGATGTTAGAAAGATAGACAAGACCTACAACTCCAACTACCTCCGTGCGGAGTACAACTTCGTACAGTCGTCTGCGGAGATGGCTGCCAAGTGGGAACGGTTCTCTGAGGACGGCGACCGCTACAACCTCCAGTACCGCACGGCTGGCGATGGCAAGGTGCGCCCGGAACACGCTGCGCTTAACGGAGTGACGCTTCCACCCTCTGACCCGTTCTGGGAGGAGTACTATCCGCCCAACGGCTGGAACTGCCGCTGTACCGTAGTACAGGTTCGCAGGTCGAAATATCCTGTCACACCCCACAATGAGGCTATGGCATTGGGCGAAGAAGCTCTTCAGCGTGACACAAAGGGTATCTTCCATTTCAATCCAGGAAAGGAAGACAAGACCGTACCCGACTACAACCCCTACACTATTCGCCGGTGTCGTGACTGCGATGTCGCTAAGGGAAAGTTGAAACTGACTTTCGTGCCGGACAATGAGTTATGTGCCGCTTGTCGTTTTCTTCATGAATGCGTTGGCAATCGTGAAAAGACACAAGCTGCTATCTTACGTAAACATTATATAGATAAAGAAATGGCTCCACTGCTTGATAAAAAAGTCCAGAAGCAATTACCGAATGGAAACAATATAAAAGTCGGATTTGACAAGAAAGGAAACAAGCATTTGTATTCTGATACAATGGCCAGAACTCGCCGTGTGAGTGCCGATGAATTAAAAGACATGGACATCATGCTTGATAATGCCACATATTTGGATGAAGCAGCACACGACCCAACACACAACAATCCATTTGATTACTTCTACTATTTCAAGGCTACGACTGCAGATGGACAAAGCGTAAGGTTGAATATCGGGCGAGAAACGCACAGAAGAAACGATGGGCGTATTATTGTGAAATACATTTGCTATTCCATCAACAATATAAACGAATAAAAGCATCTCAGGCGACCTCTTAGCTTGTTACGCAGTTCGGCCATTCCCTCAATGCTTTGGTGCAAAGGTAATAACAATTTTTCAAAACACATCAAGATATGAACAAAATTATCTCATTTCTGAAGAAAAGCAACCGCTACAAACATCTTGTTGGCGGTTTGTTGGCCGGTCTGTGCGCATTGTCGCCATGGGCTGCCATCTATTCTGCCATCATCGCAGCCTCATGTCTCGAACTCAAAGACAAGCTTCACGGCTGTCCTTGGGACTGGATTGACTGGGCTTGCACAGTGCTCGGAGGCTTCATTGCAATGTTATTTTGGCTCATTGTGTAATATTCATTCATCTTTTGCTCAGAGAATGAGTAACTTTGCAAACTGGTAGAGTTTCCCATAGGCCGTGTGGTCTATCGCGGGTACAACAATGCGAACGCGAATGGCGGGTTATCGAATGCGAATGCGAATAACGATGCCTCGAATGCGAATGCGAATGTCGGCTCGCGCCTGGAAATCTAACTAATCGGCGTACAACGATGGGGACGTGTCCCTAATGTGGAGCCGAGGGAAACGAGCCACAGCAAAAGCACCTATATTCAAGGTGGAAAGCTGAAACATCAAGTGTCGGGCAATAGAGTTTGGTAGGTCGGTAACGATTCGAAGAAGTTTGGCCCGGGGAAAGGAAGGCCCTTATCTTCCATCATTAAAAACAACAGATGCTATGCGCAGAGAAGGTCATATCATAGAGGAGATAGTCGAATATTCCAATATTTCGGAATCGTTCGACCAAGTACTCAGTGGCACCCAGCGGAAGAAAAGCCGTCAAGGGCGTTACCTCCTTGCGCATCGTGAAGAGGTCATCAAGAAACTTTCAGAGCGCATTGCCTCTGGCCAGTTTCATGTAACCCCAAAGGACATAGAGGAGAAAGACATTATTGAAGCCGGCAAATTACGTCACATTCAATTTTTCAAGAGTCTGAAGAACAGCATAGCTGCTCATGCCATCATGTCCATAGTAGATAAACACCTAAAAAAGCGGTTTATCAGAACGACCTCCGCCAGCATCAAAAACCGGGGAATGCACGACCTTATGAAGTACATTCGCCGTGACATGCAGGAAGACCCGAAAGGTACACGCTACTGCTACAAGTTCGACATCTCCAAGTTCTACGAGAGTGTTAATCAGGACTTCGTTATGTACTGTATCCATCGGGTATTCAAAGACAAGAAACTCATAGCCATGCTTGACAACTTTGTCCGCATCATACCGCAAGGTATCAGCATAGGGCTGCGCTCGTCGCAGGGTTTGGGTAATCTGTTGTTGTCTGTGTATTTAGACCATTATCTGAAGGACAGGTACGGCGTGCATCATTTCTACCGCTATTGTGATGACGGCGTGGTACTCGGTAAATCGAAAGCGGAACTGTGGGAGATTCGTGATGCCGTCCATGAGCAACTGGAACAAATCGACTTGAAGGTGAAAGCCAACGAGCGTGTGTTCCCCGTGGACGAGGGCATTGACTTCTTAGGGTATGTCATATATCCCAACCATGTGCTGCTGCGAAAGCGCATCAAGCAGAAGTTCGCCCGAAAAATGCACGAGGTTAAGTCAAGAAAGAGACGGCGAGAACTGATTGCGTCATTCTACGGAATGGCCAAGCACGCTTGCTGCCGAAAGTTGTTTTATAAATTAACAGGCAAAAAAATGAAATCATTTAAGGATTTGAATGTCGCTTACAAGCCGGAAGACGGCAAGAAGCGATTTGCGGGTGCGGTGGTAAGCATCCGCGAGTTGGTGAACCTGCCCATAGTGGTAAAAGACTTCGAGATCGGGGTCAAAACCAGCCAGGGCGAAGACCGCTGTGTCGTGTCCATCGAGCAGAACGGCGAGCCGAAGAAGTTCTTCACCAACAGCGAGGAGATGAAAAACATTCTCCAGCAAGTGAGTGAAATGCCAGACGGCTTCCCATTCGAGACCACCATCAAGGCGGAAACCTTCGGCAAAGGTAGAACAAAGTACATTTTCACATGATGAACAGAGTAAACGGAGCACAAGGGGTAAAGCTGCTTGAATGCACCAACCCCGTCAAAGGAAAATGGCGCGTCCGCTGGGACGTGCATAACAACGAGGATGGATCTGCCGACTATATGGAGGCGGAGTTCAACGGAAAACCATCTGAGGACACCATCAAGACCATGGTGTCGGAGTGGTTCAACGACCGCACGAACGAGACCATACTTTCTGGCTTCGTGTGGAACGGCATGAGCGTGTGGCTCTCAAACGAGAACCAGTTCAACTACAAGGTGGCATACGACTTGGCTGTGCAGTCTGACGGCAAGACATTGCCAGTCACGTTCAAGTTCGGAACAGACGATGAGCCATGCTATCACACGTTCAGCACCATCGAAGATCTGACGGACTTCTATACCAAAGCCATGCAGCATATCCAGGACACACTGGCTGACGGATGGAAGAGCAAGGATAATTTCAATTTGGAGTTATACCGAGACTAAGAACAATCCCTTCGGGGGAGGGTAATAAAAAAGCCCCCGGCCTGTTAAAATAGTCGTCTCACTTACTTTTTTAACACACGTTACCATCAATAGGCACGACCGGGGGCGTAAACCCTCGTTCGCCTATTGATGGCTTTTTTATGTGTGTGCGCAACGCGCTATGTAAGTGAGACGATGCAAAAGTACAAAAAATTTCCGAGAATGAAACTAATAGAGATACTGAATTTGAACAGGGAACTGCTGATTAACCTCCAAAAGGCAGGAATCAGGCTGGACGATGTGCAATATATCGACCTATTTAAGGAATACCGCACACTTTCCGCACAAGGCGAGAAGGTGTCATATATCGTGGCAAGGCTCGCCACAGAATATGCCATAAGCGAGCGCAAGGTGTACAGCCTTATACGGCGTTTCAAAACTGACTGCAATCTGCTTGCAGTGTAACGTTTGCGTATAGTCATTGTCGAGGGGACACGCGTTGCTACCTTTGCACCGTTTTCAAATTCAAAACGGTTATGAACAAATACCATCAAATTTTACAGAAGGTACTTACTCAGGGCAAGTACCAGACTAACAAGAAGGGAAGCATACGTTACCTGCTCAACGAGCAGTTGGGACTCTCCCCTGCTGACCTGCTCGACATATTCGAGGGGCACGGCATCGCACGAAAGAAGTTAAAGAACGAGCTGCAGCTCTTCATGCAGGGTGAACGCAATGTGGAGAAGTATCGCGAGGTGGGCATCAACTGGTGGGACTACTGCGGTGCCATTCTCGTAAACTCCTACCCTACCTACTTTGAGAAGTTGCCGCCACTCATCGCCAAAATCAACCGAGAGAAGCGCAACAGCAAGAACTATGTGCTGTTCCTCGGCTCCACCGATGCGGAGACAAATCAGGCACCGTGTCTGTCACTCGTTCAGTTCCAGATTGAGAACGACGAATTAGTGGTGTCGGCTTACCAGCGCAGCTCGGACGCGAACCTCGGCTTGCCGGCCGACATCTACCACCTCTACCTCATGGCCCGGCAGATTGACCTCCCATTGAAATCCATCACGCTGAACCTTGCCAACGTGCATATCTATGAGAACAACATCGCTAACACCAGGCTGCTGCTCGAAGGAAACGAGAACGTGAAATTTGAGTTGAACGTATAGCCATGAGAAAACAGTATCTTTCAGCACCGCTTCCGTTCGTGGGACAGAAGCGCATGTTCGCGCGTGAGTTCATCAAAGTCTTGAAGCAATACCCAGAGGACACGGTGTTTGTCGATCTCTTCGGCGGTTCGGGGTTGCTGTCGCACATTGCCAAGTGCCAGAAGCCTGGCGCCACGGTCATATACAACGATTTCGACGGCTACCGCAACCGCCTGCAGCATATTCCCCAGACCAACCATCTTTTAGCTGACCTCCGCAAAATGGTGGAGGGCATTCCCAAGCACACCTGCATCAGAGGCGAGTTGCGTGAGCGCATCTTCGAGCGTCTGGAGCAGGAGGAGCGCGAGGTGGGTTACATAGACTTCATCACCATCACGTCAGGACTGATGTTCTCCATGAAATACAAACTGAGCATCGCGGAGATGCGCAAGGAGGCTCTCTACAACAACCTGCGCAAGACGGACTATCCTCTCTGCGATGACTACTTGGATGGCATCACGGTGGTATCGTGCGACTACAAGGAGGTATTCGCCCGATACAAGGATGTGCCGAATGTGGTGTTCCTCGTTGATCCGCCGTACCTTTCCACCGATGTGGGCACATATAATATGTATTGGAGGCTTTCTGACTACCTTGACGTGCTGACCATTCTTGCCGGTCATCGTTTCGTTTACTTCACTTCCAACAAGTCGTCCATCATCGAGCTTTGCGAGTGGATGGGCAGGAATCCGACCGTGGGCAACCCATTCAGAAACTGTCACAAAGTGGAGTTCAACGCCACCGTGAACTACAGCTCGCACTACACGGACATGATGCTGTTCACCGATGCCGCCTGACGGTGTTATAATTCAATTCTGACAACATAATAAGAGCGTTCCAAGCAATCAGCCGGGAACGCTCTTTCTGTTTGATACAGGGCAAATCAGAGCCGTTTTATGGCGACATACTGATATACCTCTATGGTCTCCACGATGTCCTCGTGGTCATGGTTGGTGATGCTCTGCGCAAGGTCAAGTTCTCCGAAGGTTTCGCCCTCCAGGTTGGCAAGCCTCCTGTGGATTCTGTCGGGCAGGTCGAACACCTCCAGCGCATCTTCCTTGAACGGACTGCCCTCACTGGCAGCGCCTGCCCAGTCGGTGACGATGTGGAGGGTTATCTGTGGCTCGGCACGGTATTCCACCCCGGTCACTATCGGTTTCCACTGTATCGGGCCGAACTCCACGAACACGGCAGGTCTCTCCCACCCTTCTTCCTGCTCGATGAACTCCACGTTGCGGTTCCACAGGTCGATGTGCTTTATTTCCGCTATCGCTCCGAGTTCCCTGCAAAGGAGGTTATAAAGTTCTTTTCTCATTTTCGCTTGATTTCAAATTCCACATTAAAGTATTCGGTGATGTTCTCCTCCACGATGTCTCGGACGGCCTTTTCCACTTCGGGTGACACGCCCAGGAAACGCCTGCGCGGTATCTTGATGCTCTTGCCCTCTTTCATCAGCGCCATGTACTTCCAGAATTCGGCCTCAGTGCTCAGCTGGACGGTGCGCTTGTCGTTGCGCCACTCGCCGTTCTTCTTGCGGCCGAACGCTCCTGAGGTCTCGTAATACTTTGCCCAGAAGAAGCGCTTCATCTTCTTAGTCACCTTTATCTCCCCTCCGTCGTTGTGTATGGCCGCATACGGCAGCGTGGTGAAGAACGTGATGCTGTTCTCGGTGGTTCTGCTGGATATGCTCTGGCGGAGGGTACCGGTGTCTATCAGTATGGAACCGCCCGGCCGTGTGGGGCTTTTCCTGCGCTGCCACGCCTCGCTGAAGAAAGCCTGCCGCTCGAAGTTCCTGTCGAACTCGTCGCCCATCTCCACCCTAATGTCGTTTAGGATATTGCGGATTATTTTCTGTATGTCCTGGTTCATCGTCAAAGTCGAATTTTAGAAACGTCTGTGCCTCTTGTGGCACTTCGTTCTTAGGGTCACAAGAGGCATTGAGGAGGTTGTAGAAGGTACGCTCACATATACCATAAACAGGATACACGTACCTTCGCCATATCTCGCGGTTGCTGATTCCGCTCTTGGCATGTTGGTCGTATATCCTATTTATGTCGGTGACACGTTTCTGGTAACTTGCTCCTCGCCTCTTTGCCATAAACTGTTTTTACTGTCTTTCTCTCGGTTTGTAGGGACGGATGTCGTAGGTCATCTTCGCGCTGACGGTCACTCTGCCCGTTCCCTCGCATTGCTCACATGTGTGCTCCACGCCTGTCTCGCGGTCGTGGAGACGGCCCGTGCCGTAGCATTTCCGGCACAGGGCCACTTTGGGTTTCTTCTCTACTTCCTGTATCATGTCGTTTCGCTTTTAGGATTCTGTCATTCCGAGCGGTATGGGTTTCCACATTCCGTTCTCGTTCTTTATCTCGGCCCTGATGAACTGCTTGCTCACCTCAGGCTGGTAGCTTTCCTCGATGATGCGCACACCCTCAAGGAAACGCTCGTCGCCGGTGTCCTGTGCCACCTTGCGGAGCTGCACGATACGGCTTGCCTTCAGCGTTCCCTTGGCATCGCGTGCCAGCAGGCGGAACACCATGTTCACCAGTGCCTGTGTCTTGTCGTCGTTGGCAAGGCTGGCGATGTACTCCTTCACGATGGCGATGCCGTCCTCCACCGTGTCACGGTAGCCGTCGGTCACATACACACCGAGCGTGATGCGCTTGTTGCCCTCTGAGTTGGTGAACGTGTGGCTGCGCTGGTCGTCCTTGACCTTGGTCTTGAACAGGTCGGACTTCATCTCCAGTATGGTCTTGAAGTTGTCCATCACCTTTTGCTTGCTGTCCTTGATTTGCTCGCTGATGCTGAGTAACACGGGTATGGAGTGCTCTATCTCCTCGTCCACGAGCTGTTTGTACTCTTCACGTTCGGCCTTGGCTTTTGCCTCCGCCTCTTTCTTGGCTTTCGCCTTCTGGAATGCCCGGTACTCGGCCATCTCCTCTGCCGTCATTTCAACGGTCTGCTTGTTGTTTCCTTCCATGTCTTTGTCTTTTTATGGGGTTAGTCCTCATCATAGTTCTGCATCTCGGGCTCGTCTATAACCATCGCCTCCTGTTGTGCGTATGCCCAGTCTGCCAACTCGCCGAAGAACTCGGCGGCCTCTTCGCGCTCCATGTCAAGGGAGGCTTCGAGGGCTTGCTGCCTCAGCACCTTCAGTGCCTGTTCATGTTTCCTTTCCATATCTGTCAGCATGTTGGGGTGTTTGCGTCCATGCGGATAACATAGGCCACTTCCACCTGTGGCTTGACTTCCGTATTCTTTGGCTTCAGTCCGCCCTTGCGCTTGATAGAGCGGAGCTTTACAGAAAGTTGCTCCAATTCCTCGTTGCTCAGCCGGGCGAACACCTTGCCCGCGATGCGCGGATCCTGGCAGAAAGCGTTGATGCGTGTCCAGTCCGTGGTGTCGATGCCGAGTTTCTGCATGAGTTTCAGGCACTCGCTCCTGCGCTTCTTCTGCCCGTCCTTCTGGCCGTTCAGTTTTTCCAGCGCGTCACAGCAGTCGTTGTACTCTCTCCGTGTCATCTCACGGAGGCTGTCGGTGCGGTTCCAGGTGTACTGCAGCACGACCTGTTTCTTGAACTCCTCGCGGCTGCCGTTATACGGCAATTTGTTGAAAGCCGCAAAGAACCGTGCGAAATTGGTTACTTCCTGTGTCATGGTCATTTTCCTTTTACAAGTTCCTTGACTGAGGCTATGGCAGCGCACATCATCATCAGTTTTACTGTCTTGGCTTCTCCCTCGAATGCGTTATAGTCGCATTTGATAGGGGCTTTGCTCATTGCCTCCCAAATCTGTTCCGCCTCCTCGTCCTTCTTCTGGTCCATCAGAAAGAGAAACGCATCATATTCTGAGCGGTCAAACTCAAACACCAGTTGTACTTTCTTTTCTTCCATATTTTCTATGTTTTAATGTTATTCGAACAATACTTTAATGCCGCACGAACTGGCAACATCAAGTTCCAGCTTCGCACCCTTGCTCAATTCCCAGCCCTGCAGCATGTAGATGCAGTCGCATTCCAAAAGCAGGGCGATGTCCCTTCTCATGTGTTCCATCCAGTGCGCGTCCTGCGATACGCCGTTCTCGAACGGATTCACAGGTTCGTAGCCTTTTATGGAGAGATAGCGTGCCGCATGGTTAAAGGCTGCCATACGCTCCTCAAGGTCGTAGTGGGCTATCGCTCCGCTGATATAAACTTTCTTCTTCATCTCTGTTATGTTTTAGTTGTTAGACTTGTCGTTGTAAACCTCTACCGCTTTCTCCTCCCAGATGGTGTAGTATTCGCTCACGTTGCCGGAATACCGCCCCTGGCAGTAGGCTCTGAAGCCTTGCGTCCTCACCTTCACCCCGGCTGCGTATTTCAGCCTGATGGCTGGTTTGCCGATGGGCTTGCCTTTGTCCTCTTGGCTGATGAAGATGAATGTCTTGCGCTTGAAGCGCTCTATCAGTGCCTTGGTCAGCGAATATTCCCACCCTGCCTCGTATGCGTACTGGTAACTGTCCACGATGATGAACTTGGCGCTCTTGGGCTTTGCCAGCCTTTCCTCCAATGCCTTGATGTCACCATCGGTAATGATGCGGAACGAGCCTTGCACTTCGGTCATCTTGAACTGGGCGAGCCGTCTTTGCATCGACAGCCCCACACCCTCCTCCAAGGACACATACAGCACGCTGCCTATTCCGCAGAGCATCTTTGCAAACTGCATCACGAACGAACTTTTGCCGCTGGCACTGGGTCCGCTGATAAACCATGTGTCGCCCTCTTCCGGCTGACCGAACACGTCTTTCCATTGTCCTTCAAATGGAAGTGCCTTGCACTTGATGTTCGCCACGTCCTTGGGGCTGTATGCTCGCTTTGCCATATCACTTTTCTGTTTCGATAAGTTCTGATACAACAGCGTCCGCTATCTTTACTGCATACTTGGCAATGTGCTCGGCTGTCATTTCCTCACGATCATGGTAAAGAACTGGAGCCACAAATAATGCAGCCTTGGCCAATTCATAGCGACGCTGTTCCCAGTCCACTTCGTTATTCCGTTGGCGACGGTTTATCTGTATAACCGCGTCCATATATTGCATTTCCATCTTTGTCATCATGCCTGCACTCTTTTTAGTTTTTCTATTTCCGTGTAAACTCGTCTCAGTCCACCACCCGACTTGCGCACAAGGGTAGCAATATCCGCACCTTCTGGGGCGTTCACCTTTGCCACCACGCTCGCCTGGTCTTTCAGGAACTTCTCACGCTCCTTGCAGTCGTCGGGCGTTACCTTCGAGTAGCGGTCACCGTATCGGCTGAGCATCTCTGTATAGCCCACTTTCTTGCACTCAATGGAGCGATTGATTTTGGCTTTCAGTCCGTCCGCACCCATCATATACCAGGCGCAGCATCTTTCTGTAGCGTTCCACAAGGCTTTGAGTTCCAGAAACGCCTCATACTGCAAGTCGCCAGCCTCATCCAAAATGATGAGTGGTGTGTCGATTGAGCGCAAGTAATAGACTAAATCCTCGTACACGTCGCTGTATCTTCCGTTGCTGCCCACACCGAACTCAGTAGCTATCTTGCGCACCAGCTTCAGTTTGGTCTTCACTTGGGAGCAATCTACATAGATGGCATTGCGGTGGCACTGCACATAATAGCGTGCCGTGAATGTCTTGCCAATGTTGGGTATATCACAAAGTATCGCACTCAGTCCGCTCTGTTGGCTGAACTCCAGCTGCTTGGTGATATAGTCGAAGGTGGCGGTGCGTGCTGGTTTCCATTCAATGCCTCCTCTGAGGTTCACACCCAGTCTTCGGGCGATGGTTATCCAGTTGGCTTCGCTCAGTGCCTTGTCTGTCTGACCATTCTTGATGGCGCTATATACCGAGGTGCTGATGCCCAATGAAGCAGCGTGCTTGGCATCGCTCGGATAGTTCGTGCGGTTGGTGGCTATAGCCTCCAATATCCGCTTCTTGTTCTCATTCGTTATCATGTCTCACGTTATTTTAATTGTATTCTAATATTATTCTATAAATCTGCCAACGGGTCAGAAATGTGGTAGGTCACTTCCATTTCCTGCTCGCTTTCCATCGGTGGAAGTTCAAGCGGTGGCGGTGGTGCAGCCTCTTCTGAGTGTTCCGGCTTGGATATGCCAACAGTTACTATGGCGTTCTTCTTCACGTATGCGTTGAATGCCGCTATCTTCTTCTGCTGAGCGACGAATATTTCTTTGTCCTCATCTGTCTGCTCGGCATCGGCGGTGTTGAACGTGCCCACGTCTTCGAGTTTGTCTATAAGGCGGTCGTTCTGGAAGATGTACACGTCGGTAGCGTTGCCGTCCTCGTCGGTCAGCCAGTAGGCATCCACCTTGTAATTGTTCGGGGCAAGTCTTTCTATTACTTCGGTCTTGCTCAGCCACCAATCCTTGTATGCTACCCTGCAGTAACTATTCCTGCGTATGGAGGTCTCGGTGTGCTCTCCGATGAAGCGTGCCCACACCGATTTGTCCATTGGCTGGAGCGTGGGGTTCATGTTGGCTTCAAGCACTTGCCAGCGTGTCATGCCGGGATATTTCTTCTGGTTCGGGTGGAGAGTGTTGTTGAACTCCCTGATGTCGCATATATCGTCGGCAATCAGTTCGTCCCAACTGTAGTACTGCCGGTCCTCATAGGTGTCGTTCTTCTCATCGAACACCTTCTTGGCTTCCGTGCGGTAGTGTCTGTCCTTGGCGTAGAAGCGTCCGATGCCGAGGTGGTTGCGGTGTTCCACACTGCGCTTCTTGGCTCCGTTCATCGGCTCGGCATATTTCTCCTGCGAGTTCATAGGGGCGCAGAAGCGCACGAATGGGAACAACACGCCGGCCTTCAGGAAACTGTCTTTCCACTGGGTCATCAAGTGGTTCTCCACCTCTACCTGTGCAGGGCAGCCCCACCCCTTGCTTTCTATCAGCCGGAACATGGAACGGAAGCAGTCGGCAACCAGGTCCACGTTCTTGTTGCGGTTGTAGGCATAGCCCACCACGCACTGGCTCGTAACGTCGTAGGCGTAGTATGCCTTCGGTCTTGCCTTGGTGTCCTTCAACTTGCGGGGGAGGTCGCGGTCGTCGAATGAAATCTTCGAGAACGAGAACTCCGGAGCATGGCGGTGGACGTGGGGCATCTGCTCGTGCATGAATGTGGTGTAGGAATTTTGCTGTTTCGCAATAAAGAGACGGGCATCAGGTCTGTTCAGATAGTTGGTGATGGTGCTTTCGCTCAGCGACTTCGGGTCGCCGTTCTTGTCGGTCCATTCACCGGGATCGAAAAGCTCGCCTGTCTCCGGGTCGTACACGTCCAACTCGCCACACACGAATGAGTTGTACATTTCCCACACGCTTGTATTGAACGGCTGGTTCGGCTGCACGGCTATCGACCATATAAGGCGCATTGTTCTGTAGTCCACCTTACGGCTTGCCTGATTGCCGAACTTGCGGCTGATGAGGCATTGGTAGCCGTCTCTTTGGTACTCGTTCACCTTCTTGCGGAAGCGCAGCATGCTTGCCGGCAATGTGTGCCCGGTCTTCATGCGGTAGCCCTCCACAGCTTGCGACATCATGCTCCAGTCATACTTCTGCCCCATCGTCTTCTGTATCGCCTTGGCATTGTTGTAGAGCTTGATGCAGGCGTTCAGTACACTGGCATTGGTCACATATTCCTTCACATGGGCATCGGTGGCGTGGTCGTGTCCGCACTGGTTGCGCCAGTCGTTGAAATATGCCACGGCTGCCTGGTCCACCTCGTAGTTGGCATCAAGCCAAGCAAGCAGCACCTCCATCGACGGGTCGGGGTACAGGGTCTTGAGTTTCTCCTGATAGGAATCGGGCAGACTGCTGACTGCGATGAGCGCGTAGTTATTTGCGGAGCCTCCTCCACGACGCACTACATCTATGCGACCGCGTGCAGAGAGCTGCTTGTAGTTGGAAACGGTCATAACGCCTCCGTCCACAAGTTCCCGCATCGAGATGCAAAGTCTGTTATCGTGGTACTCCATAATTCTGCCTCCCTTATCTTAATGCACTTGCAAACTTTTGGATAGCAGGTATATCACGCACCATCACATTGTCATAGTGGCGAACAACTGTCCCTTTGTGCAATACATCACAACCTCCGTCTCCTTTCTTCTGAAACTCCAACAGCACGCCATTGGGAAGATACTGGCGCATATAGTCATCTGAATCGTAAAGCGTTTCAATCTCCGGTATTACAATCATGATGATACCACCGCGCTCCATGGCAAGTTTGCGTATTTTACGGGCAAGGTCAGTGTTTCCACGCTCACCTTCAAATCGGAGGGCATAGTAAACCATACGCTCTGTCACCTTCAACGAGGCCATTATGAACTCGCGGTCTTCTTTTTTAATGTGAATATACCTTTTCATGTCTCACTTGTTTTGATGTTATACATATTGTGGAGTGTGGGGAGTCGAACCCCGTGGCTGTCCTACGCTCTTCGCTTTCGCTTATTCCAACTTTCCAGCCATTGCAACCGTGCCACCCCTGCGGTCTTTCCCGCTGTCATCCGAGGCTGGCCCTGCCGACTATCCAGTACAGCACCCAGGGCTTCCGTGTTATCCTGCAATCATTTTACCTCGTTTATCTTTGGTCTTACGCTACATCCGTAGCAGGACATCAGCCGTCTTATCAATCTCGCCACATAACATTCTGGTGCTGTAAATACGATGCCGTCCTCTTCTGTGTAGCTGAAACTAACACCATCCATTATCAGAACCATTGCCACCTTGTGCTTCACGCTCTGCGTCTGCCACTCCTTTATTTCAGTATCGTTCATATTCTTTAATTGCAAAAATTCGTTATTCTCGACCTTTTTTCGTATCTTTGGCCGCTCGTTCAATCTTGAACACGCTGCAAAGGTAATACGCTTTTGCGAATAAACAAAATAAATGCGGATAAAAATATTCGCAAAAGACAATATTTTACACTTATGACAATAAATGAGAGGTTTGAGACTATAATAAAGATATTATTTGGAGGTAATAAACGAGCTTTTGCAAAAGCCGTTGGAATCAGTCCTACGGTTGTTGAAAATGTTGTCGGCACGAGAAAAGGTAAACCTTCTTATGATGTTTTAGTAAAAGTGTGCGCAAATGCAAACATATCTGCCGAGTGGCTATTGTTGGGTAGTGAGGAAAATCTAATGACAGAGATATTCAATATTCGCAAAGACCTCACTTTATCTGTTTCCCCTGAAGAAGCAGAAGAAGGAGGGGGTATGCCATTAAAAACTGTCTTTACTAAAGGTAAAAAGACCACAACAAAACAACCTACCACTATTAGTGAAACCGTATATAAAGCACCAGAGGGCAGCAGCGAGGGCATTCCACTTATTCCCATAGACGCGATGGCTGGTGCTTTGACAGACGAGAGGACCGTACTTGAATATGAATGTGAACGCTACGTTGTACCTGCATTTAAGGGCGCAGACTTTCTCATTCCCGTAAAAGGTTCAAGCATGTACCCCAAATATAGTTCTGGCGATATTGTCGCTTGCCAACGAGTTCCGATGTCTGATTTATTCTTTCAATGGAATAAAGTTTATGTTATAGACACAAATCAAGGCGCACTCATTAAACGCATAAAACCTGGGAGCGACAAAGACCATGTCCTCATTGTATCGGACAACGAAAAATACGATCCGTTTGAGCTTCCATACTCAGCCATTCACGCAGTAGCCTTAGTTATCGGTGTCATAAGGTTAGAATAGCACCATACGCATACCCCTCCAACACCATTCGTACCCCATTTGGAGGGGTGTACCCCCTCTTTTGAGGTTCGCTTCACGCAAGAAGCCCCATAAACACAAGGTTTTAGCCAGATTCTTGCACATTTTACCTATATCGCAAATGGGCAGTTTCCCCCACCCTATCCCTTAAAACTATCCCTTTCCCTCCCCCTCTATCCTACCCCCCAAAACCCCGAATGTGTAACCCCACTTTTCAGAAAATGTAACCCCACTTTGTAACCCCAGCTGTAACCCCACCCACTATTTTCGTCATTTTTGGACATAAAAAAAGGAGGTCAAACGACCTCCATTCCCACGACCGCCCAAACGGCCTTTTATTTGCGTTCTAACGCCATAAAAACACCAGCCTAATCATCTGTCCCACGAGAGCATGAAATAAGCGTAGATTGCTTGATTATAGCGCGTTTCGTGCACAATGTACCATTGCCAGACAGCCCGGCATGAAGCAAATAATTCTTCGTCGCACCGATCTGTTCAGCCGTCAAAACCGTATAAACCGCAGAAATGCTGCTAAAGTACCAGTCTTTCCGCCTCGTTCCATCGATATTGTGCAGCAGATGCACATGTATTACCTTTGCCATATTCACTCGCTTTGTTTCTGCAAATATACCAAATAATCATTATATGGAATAATTTCGCAATATTAAATTTCAGAAACACCATAAAAAAAGTGGCCTCAGCCACCATTCTACCCCACCCCAACACAACACCAACAGAAACGCAATATAAACCACTCGCAAGCCCCATGTAAACCACAAGGGCCTCAACAAGCCCCAAAAGTAAACCAAATGTAAGCCTATGTAAACGCTTCGTTTTACGCCGTCATTTCAGCCACACACATCTAACTCGTTGAAACACAAACCTCTCACCAATTTTTCAGCCGACCGACTCATTTACGCTTCGTTCTGTGCCCCATACATTGATGCTATAATGCAGCCTAAATAGATGTTCTCTAGGAAGAAAGATACAAAAATTGAAAAGAGAGCCCCAATAAATGAGAATATAATAATTCTTTTCGTCTTCTTGCTGATCCTTATATTTTTAGCTTCTTTCAAAGAAGACATAATATATGCCCCCCATATTGACAGCAAAAAGTAGAAAGCTCTTTCTATACGTTCAATATCTTTATTGTAAATGCTTATACCTATAAGAACTATAGGCATAGCTAGAATTAGGATAAAAAGCAAGTTCTTTTTCATATGTAAAAAGTTTAATGGTTGTGCCGTAAAGAAACAGAAAAAAAAGGCACAAACCAAGTAAATTGAAAATTATTTGATTAAAAATGTTGTATATTGTAGATTTAATGCATAAATATTCTTTAAATCATTATTTGTACTTTTGGGTTTTCTCTTGATTGTTTTAATAATACACTATTCCAAATTTAATTATATAAATCCTTCAGAACTGAAAAATAGGCAACATTGGGCTAATCAAGGTTAGCAATCTTTAGCAAAGAAATTGCTGATTCATGCTCCTGGAAGAACTGGTGTCTAATATATTAGGAATATCCCTGCTATCAGAACTGGACGACTTGTTATGGGACAATACTTTCCGCAGCAACATATATACTTTGAACGCCACATCGTTTTCTTACATGAAACGGTAATTTTCCTCGGAGAGCCATAGTCGGAAGCAGTAGCCACAGTATGAGTAGGTCTGCCGTATCTGTCCGAAAAGAATTGCATAAAAGGCATCTTGGTTAGTCCCATCCGTAATGAAATAGTATCCCGCCTTGCTATTGGCTCCCTTCCACATTCATATCCACAGTATAGAACCATTAGTAACCCTGGCTTGTCGTCTGCATCCATACCAGCTTGACAAAAAATAGCTGTTCTCACAATTCTGCTGTATATATGTCCTTTATATACTGTAAAACGGACATGAACATCTTTCCTACCTGTCAGAGAATAAAGAATTTACATCCACTTCTGCGTCTTCCATCCCAAGCACCCTCTCGATATCTTTCAGTATTCTGGTATAATTGTCAG